TATTGTGACATTTCATATTCATATTTCGATTTATTAATGGGGTCGTCTCGAATAGACTTTTCCCATGTTTCTACTTTATTGGTATATCTACTTAAAAAATTACCTTCCATAATAATTAAATATAATGCTCGGTAATCTTTTAACTAACGTTATTTTATGGGTGTACGCGACATTAAAATCAGTATTTTCCACCCCAGACTATAGAATTGCGGATTCGTCTATGGAATATTTTTTAGATTACACAAAAACACCTTTACCAGAAGATCTCGATGAATTCTGGTACAATGAGCGTAATGAATGGGATGATGAGACAGAAAGTGTTTTCAAAACATTAAACTATTCCAATTATAAAGAGACCACAATTCCTGAAAATGTTACTAAAACGGTGGTTCGTGTTAAATATTGGTACAATAACACGTTGTACAAATATTTAACGTATGATATGGATCACCCATGGCCACCTCCACGTAAAAGTGGGGTTGTATTTAACATACCAAGCGTTTCAGCTGTTTTGCTCGATTCGGATGATAAACCAGTTAAGGATCTTTTAAACAAGATTAAACGATACGCGGGTCCACGTAAAGATTTCCATAACGAAAAAGTTAAAATAAGGGATATGTTATATTATGATATAGACACACTTGAAAATGAATTCCCAAAAATAAAAATAAAAAATGCGTTTGGTATGACTAAAGTCGTAAGCACGGTAGACGGGTATATTACTGATCTTCGGGTACCTTAGTTGCTAAGTAAAATTTTAATTCACCCAGATTAGCAACGTTATACTTTAATATCAAAAATCTATTCTGTTCTTCCTGCATAATTTGTACTGTAGAACACATACTCGTAGCTTTTGTAAATATATTCATGTATCGAAGGGAATATTCACCCGAAATTTTGGGACTTTCTTCCGTACATTCAATATCTGTTTCCTGGTTTGCAAAATCACCCATACATTGTAGTTTGAGTTGTGTACCTTCCCTGGTTATCTCTATAATATTACCTATATTGTGCATATCTCTGCATATTCTCTGAAAATCCATTGATGCCATTGGTGTAATTGTTGTCATGATCATATCTGGTACTTCAATTTGGTTTTCATTTATATCGAGTAATTTCAAAGCAAATTTAGTACATGTTTTCTTTGATTCGTTATGAATTTCAATATTCATAAACTCTTTACAATTTATACTCATTACAAGAACATCGTTATTTGTAATGGATTTAAGAAGTTTGAATGTGTTCGCGACATTTATACCCGCAATTATATCGGTTTCACATGTATATTCTTCGAAATTATCCGATGAGAGATACATGTCAACCAGGGATGTACGAGCTGTATCGAGAGTTACGATGTATATACCATCAGGTTTAAAGTATATATTTACGTCATTGAGTATATCTTTGAGTACTTCAAAGGTTGATTTTATGGCACTCGCCTGAATTGTTGCCAATTTCATATCTAAAATATATAAGTTTTAATTCTTTATATTCTTATTATATGCATCTGATACACTCTGACTAATCTTATCTTCGAGTTCTTTGGTCATGGCCGGTTGTAAACTTCTACCATAATCATCTAAACCAAACAAGTCTCCTGAACCTTCTCCATCTCCTTCTAAAGATGTTGTTGAACAACCACCAAAGTTACACGTCTCTAATTCTTTTACAGGTAAGAGAGATTCTAACCAATTTCGTATTTCATTACCGACTAAAAGCTTACCATTTTTGGTAAGCATGGTTGGAACGCGTGTAATTTTATTTTTATATTGGGGTGGTATACCCAATTTATTAATATTATGATATTTAACAATTTGTTTGAGTTGTTCATGTTTATTAATATAATCAATTATATCCAAACTATGATTACACTGTGGACTATAAATTAGAAGGGACATATCTTAAAATAGAGTTTACTTTTTTTTATCGAAAAAAACACATTTTTATACATTTTCTTATACACGTAAGATATAGGGAATAAATAAAATCTTTGTCACTTTTAGTGATTACTAAGAAAAAAAAACTTTTAATATATACAAAGTATCTCCTTGAGAAGGATGTTCGATTTCAAATATAATTTTTCTTTTTACTAATCACTTTTATTGACAAAGATTTTAAAGATTAATAGTATAAATAAAAATAATTATTAATATTAAATAATGAATATCATACTATTGATATTATTAATACTCGTTGTACTCATTGTATTTGTGACCATGTCCAGGGTGGAAATTAAACCAGAAAACCCAGTATTATTGAAAGGTTCTAATACGGAATTATCTGATTATGAAGAATCAGGTGAAGAACTTGAGATATCAAATGATCTCATGCAAGAGATGGTTCTCGCAACAAATAAAGAAGTTTCTAAAAAAACTGGTCTTTGTACGTATATTATCGAAACATTATCTGTAAAAAAATATGTAAATAAGAAAAGTAATCAGGAAAAATATAGATGTATGTTTATGTCGGTGAAACATAAAGGTTTTGCATTAGGGTTTTCCGTTACGTCTGATTTACGAATCATTGATGGAAAAGCTATCGTATTAAACGTGACAACACAACCCATCGACGATAAACCCCTTTCAGACCCAAGTATTTATCAAAAATCTATAAAGGGTAAAGAATTCGAAGATTATACAGAAGTTAGACGGAGTGAACTTGATATGGTTAAAAATACAAAAATAATAGATAAGGTTATACATGACTCAAACTCGATGTACGGTAAAATTAACATTTAAAACTCTAAAATAATTATAATGATCAGTATTGATGAAATATCACGTATAACTGAAAAGAGGAATCATTTGAAAAAGGAAACGTATACTAAAATTTACGAACAGATTTCAAAGAAGATACGTCAGTCGGTAGATTTAGGCCATAAATATTTGTTTTGTCAGATACCTTCTTTTGTTATGGGGTACCCTCATTTTAACAGAGCAAAAGCGCTACAGTATATAAAACGACAATTTGAAATAGGTGGATTTACAGTCCAGATTATAGGCGAATACGAATTATGTATTTCATGGAAACCGAATAAAAAATCACGAAAAAATGAACAACACGAACATCCAGAAGACACAGAGGATTTCCCCACACTCGTAAACCTTAAAAAAGCAGCAAATAAATACAGGGGAAAATAATTGATGCGTGAGACTTAAAGTTTAAATATGTAAATATATTACAAATATGAGTGACCCTTTAAATATACTCGTCGAGGCAAAACGTGAATACATAGGACAATTATGTTTACTTATGTGTCCAGTTATGATCGAAACGTATGAAACCATGTATGAGGAAGCATATAAACTTACAAAAGGTAGAAAGGTTCTCGTAATGTACCAAAAACTTCTGAAAGAAGTCCCCAATTGGAGTGATGCTATGTCTAAACAACACACGGATAATATATCAAATAGATGTGCGTGGTTTAACGACCTGTTAGCTGCTGTTTTTGTAAGTTGTGTTAAAATTTTATCCGCGGTTCGATTGAATAAAGATAATAAGAAAATCTCATTGAAACTTCCAACGAATGAAGTTTTCATTCAAACGTGTTATAACAACGCAGCCAAAGATCTATATAGAGACCCATACATTTATCACGAAACGCAAAACGAACACGCGAGAAACGATAAATTATACGAGCGTTTTTGTGTATGTATCGAAACATCCGTAAAAGAACTCATACCCGTACAACAGATTTTACAAACGTATATGTCTCAAACACACGAGGGACAGGATTTAGATCTCGATCAAGCTGAAGTTGGTGATTCTGAAGACCCTGACCTTATTGATGGGTATGAAGAGGAAACGTCAGAAGAACCATTCGATGCTGAACAATCTATGGAGCAATCTATGGAGCAATCTATGGAACCATCTATGGAACCATCTATGGAGCAATCTATGGAACCATCTATGGAGCAATCTATGGAACCATCTATGGAACCAGAACAAACTTCACCATTCGATAACGAATTTAAAACTATTAATACTAAACAACAACCATACCCACAACCGCAGCAGGAAGAAGAAGGTGTTTTATTTCCAGATGCATCAGAGACCCGTGCAAAAAAAGTTGGGTACTATTAAATGGAGTTTGAAGACTATTTAAGAGACCCCGCGTGGGCCGGAATAATCGCCGGTTTTATAACCGCAGGATATATACACTTTAAAGCAAAGATCAACAATGAAGGTAAGCTTCCAGTAAGTGCGTACACAAAACCAGCTGCACTTATAGCAATTTTAGTATTTTTTATTGTTACCAATGGATTAGGTAAGAAAGAGACCATATCAACGGAACCATTTTAATTTTCTGACTTAAAGATAATATACGTATTTACAATATAATATGACTTCCGTGACCGCATTCAATGATATGATGGGTCAATTTCTTGTGGAATTACACAAGACATTTCCAGAAGAAAAAGGCTTAAAAAAATGTTTATCGGCTTTCGATTTAATGAAAGCTTCCAACCCACGTTTAGTTGTAGATGGGTTTATGCAGGGCGTTGCTCCGTATGCCGATAAGATTTCGTCTAAAGACGAATCATTTTTCATTGAAGAATCTAAGAATTTAGATTTTATGAAAGGTGTAAACCTCGAAAAACATTGGGGAACTGCTTCCGAGAATACAAAAGGTGCAATTTGGCAATATGTTCAGACGCTCTACATGCTCGGTACAACCATTAGTTCTATCCCAGAAGACACACTTTCCATGATTGAGACAGTTGCAAAGCAGTGTGCAGATAAAATGGGAGAAGATGGAAGTGAACTTGACGAAGCTGCGTTGATGAAAACCATGCAGGGTATGTTGGGTGGTATGATGAAAAAATAAACTCACTATATATAAATGACATCTTGGTTTGAAGATCCAAAACAATTGGTTCGAGTAGAAAAAGTTCATGAATTTTGGCCGTCAAAGACGCAATCTTCAGCAGACCGTGTTAACGCATCAGCTCGTTTTATTATTTATGCGACATGTATAATTTATCTCATAAGACGCGATCCACGTATATTCGTTTTGGGTGCAACTGCACTCGGTGTTCTTTATATAATGGAAAAATCTAATATGGTGAAGGAGGGTGTTATACGACCAACAAATGTATACAATAGTGTAGATAAATCATGTTCTATACCAACAAAGGATAACCCCATGGGAAATGTTCTCATGTCGGATTATACAGATAGACCAGATAGACCACAGGCGTGTCATTACCCAACCGTAAAAACCGAATTAAACAAATTCCTTACAGGTGATATTAAATATGGACCAGCCCGTTCCCGTTCAAGTATGCCCGAATACCAAAGAAATGCATTATCAAGACAATTTGTAAGTATGCCAGACACATCCATGGGTGATTCACAACATTATGAATTTATCCACGGTAACAGAGGTAATACGTGTCGCCAAGATCCAACATTGTGTAACCCAGACGCGAGAGGTGTTCAACTCGAGGCGTTTTCGGGTCTCGATCCAAACGGCGATAAGAGAAGTGGTATGCACAGAGGCTCTGGATTAGGACCTTAATTTTAAACAATTTAATAATAAAGTAGTAGATACTCGATTTCCATAAACAAAATCTTTTGTAATAATAAATGGCGTATCAACTCCAACCAGGAATGAAAATGGTTCAAGATCACGCGGTTCCCGCCGTTTGTGCGACCGAAGAAGTTTTTGTATATCCTCAGCCCAGTACCCTTAACTATGGGTCAGGTAGACCAAATACCATGTTATATGGTACTGCACCATACATGGCGGGTAAAGGTTCCCCAGTACAATTTATTAATACATCTGATGAACTCAGACCACAAAGTACATCTCGTTTCAACAAGGTTTTAGCGAAGACTTACGAAAGAAACTTCCACCCACTCCAAAATGTTGAGTGTAAATTACCACTTAGAACACAAACCTACGAACCATCGAGTACCAGAGCTGAAATGCAAAATGGATTGTTTCAGCAAAGATACCTCAATAAAAATCTCGCTAAGAAATAAGAATGGCTGATCCTATATCTATAATGGCTATAGCCGGCTTAGTTTATGCCGGTAGAAAATTAAGTCAACCAGACGAAAAATATACAATAGAAGGTAATCCAATAGAACCTGAAATCGTTTCAGAATTTTCGGATAGAGATGTCTCTATACAATCCGAGTATTTGGGACCTTTATCACCACTAGTAGAACCATCATATAATTCGAAACAAGAAATGGGGTCATTCGCTGAAATTGCACCACAACAACGATCATCGGGGGGCGAAGTTTTGTCTATGAGAAATCGTATGTATGACGCAGGGCGAATGAATAATCTTTCACCAATTGAAAAACAACTCGTCGGACCAGGTTTGGGTGTTGGAGCAGAAGTTCCTGCGTTTGGGGGTCATCAACAATTGTTTCGTGTTAATCCAGAGAATGTTGGTGCGTATCGCTTAACGACTTTACCTGGTAGGTCGGGTCCAGCCTTTGATGCGAAGGGTGGTAGACGTGGTATTGTCGGTGAAGTTGCACACAATAGACCAGAAAAGACAGTCTTTTTACATGGTCGTCTTCCTCCAGTTGCAGGCAGAGCACAGGGCATGACTGGTAGAACGCCAAGAGCGGAACACGAACGTACAAAGAAAACAACAAATAGATCAGAAACCGGTTTGAGAACTGATACATTAAATTATGCATCTGCGAAGAGAACCGTTTCCGCACTTACACGTGCTCAGGAACCAACACGAAACAAAGCCGATGGTGCTATAGAACAGTATCAATATAACAATCAACCAGCCCCAGGTATATCGAGTTTTGTAGGTGGATACTTGAACACCCCAGCGACTAAGATCGGTGAAAAGAGAACATACGGTTCGGCATACACAGCCGAAGAACTTACGAAATATGGTTTCAGACCAGAGGATCGTCGCGGTAAACCAAATAGAGTCGCGGGTCCAGGGCGGATGAACGTTCGCGCCGATGCACTTAACCAAGGGGGTATGGTCACAAGTGTTCGTTCCGATACAACGAGAATTGATGGTCGAGTAAATGCCGCGAATGGTGCTTGGACACAACAATATAGAAATAACGATTATCATAAATTCAATGCGTATAAGGGACACGAAAATCCAAACGCTACAAATATGAGTTTGGATACGGCGAGACGACAACTTGCAAGTAACCCATTAGTTCATAGCCTTTCTTAAATAATTAAAAATTATGAGATTTACACTCATTAAAATAATGCTCCTATATTTTAATGAAGGTACACACCTTAGATATAGACAGTGGTGAACGAGACCCAGTTTTATATTCAAATCCAAGTGATTATGTTGTCCACTTAAAAAACCCTATTTACGACGTGACTAAAATATCACTTATATCAGCACGTATTCATAATAGTCAATACCTCATACACTCCAGGAACAATCAATTTGATGTTTTGACAAACGGTGGTAGTACTCAAACGGTAACTATACCAATTGGAAACTATAGCGGAGAAGAATTAGCCGCGGCGATTAATACCAACTGTACCATAATTACAGGTGCAACTTTTGATAAAGATACAAATGCTATAACGTTTACAGGGTCGAGTGATTTTACATTTTTGTTTTATACTGGTACGAATGGTTATACATCTGGTACAAATGGGTACACCACGCCACACGATGTTTTAGGTTTACCTGCTTCAAATGTATCATCAACTTCGAGTTCATTAGAAACTGGGAGTATTAATTTACAGGGCGCTGATGCAATTATAGTTAAATTGAGTAGTGGTTCAGACGAATTTAACAAAACTGTATTTTCTGAAACCCCCTTTTATACAGGGCGTATACTTCTATGTGGGGATGTGATTAACTTTTCGGGTGTTGATGATACAGTTGAACACAATTTTGATTCTGGATCACAAAAAACGATATCAAGTTTACGTGTTCAGTTTTATTACAGTAGTAATAATCGATTGATACCATACGATTTTAGAAATGCGAATCATATACTTAAACTCGCAGTGACGTGTTCGACTGATAAACTTGAGAATATTGCTAAAGTGGAACGAGACTTTTCTCTTCCACCACCTATGAGTATCCCCGAAATGGAGGATCCGCGTAGATGGGATGCGTTTATATCTATATTTATGGTAGTCGCAACCGGTTTATTTTTATTATTGGTTATGCGTAAGCCTAAACTTATCGAGTAACCGCGAAGAGTGGTTGGGCTGGCTTTTGCACACGAGTGGAAACACGAGAGATACCGACGTAGACCAAGATGGACAAGAGTGTTGTGAACAAGGCCGTGAGCGTGTAGTTCATACCACCGTTCTTGTTGACCTTAACAACCTGGTTAACAGTCCACCTGACCAAGTCCATCCAAGAGAGGGCGGCGGCGAAGGAGAATCCAGCAACGACGGCGTTGAGGGATTGGGACTCGAGTTCACGAGCGACGAGCGTAACAGTTTCAGCAGCAGTAGACATTTTATATATATAGTATCCTGAGATTTTAATCAGGGAGTAGTTCCTCTTCAATTAAAATTTTTTTATAACATTTGGGTTTCATATACCCTCTTAACATTCCGACATTTATAGAATCTATACCTGAATCGGATTCCGAATCTGTTTCTGTATCAGAATCGGATTCGGAATCATCATCACGTAATCTAAAATATTCAGAAGTCGTCACATACCCCGTTGGTTCCGATGTGTTCATTACTATCTATAGCATTTTTTAACATCGATTCCGACGGATTTTTTGGTTCCCATGCATCCCAATTATCGTACGCCATATTCATTTTAACGAATTTATATTCACGTCCCGTATATCGTGTAAAAGGAATCTCTTCATCTTCAAACTCGATGTCTTCTTCCTGGTCTTCTTCATCGGAAGATTCTTCATATATTTCCGGAAAATGTGTTCCCATTTTCTTACCAACTTCGTTCATGGCACAATATTTCATGGCATATTCCATATCTTCACCAAGTACCATATCTCGACCACACGCCGTAGCGTATTCGGCTGCGAGAACCATAGTTCTTTCGAGTACGGGTTGGATAATGTTAATAGCAGAGTCCTGGACCTGCTCAATTAAGTTTTCGGTTGCGTCTTTTTCTTGTTGATTCATTATAAATTAAACAGTGTTTTAGCAATTCCGTTTTCTACACGGAGTATGTTATAACTTAGGCCTAAAACTCTAAGTTCTCTTTTACGATCTTCCTGACTATTCAGGGTTAATGTTAATATTTGTTCTTTAATTAAACTAAAATTTCTTTGACCTGTTGGATACCACCGTTCCGGTTCGAGTGCAAAACTATATGAATAGAAACGTTTGAATAATTGTGTTCTTGAATGGTGTATACCACTCTGAACTGCGCGTAAGTTTATGACGTTACCTGTAACCTTATCTAAAATAATAGAATCATCTAATTTAATTTCAAGGTTCCGTAAATGTTCGTGACTTATATATTCATTATCCAATATCTGATCCGCGTGATCGTAATCAAGTGGACTTACAAAATGTGAACTAACTACACTATTTCTGATTTCTTGAATTATAAAGTACAGTTCTTTTACTGGATTTTTAAAATTAAGTTTATGTTTTACAAGAACGGGATTAATACTAGGACTTTGTGGAATTTGATCTGTACTTTCCTGAATTTGTGTAATGATATAATCTATTTTTTTACTCAATAACATCTGTTTTTCTTCTTCGTCTAAGGAAACCATTTCAACGTTTATTTTTAAACCTTTTATCAAGTTTTTAGGTTTTAAACCGGTATAATGTATATAATTTACATGAGCAACTCCAGTTCTCGTTGCGTGAATACACTGATCGACGTCGCGAAGTTTTATAACAATTTCAATTTCTTGACCTGTTATCGCACAGAGTGGTACAGCAAGTTCGGGATTATTATAAAAATAAAATGGTATATCAATGAAATACTTCGTATCAGATGTAGCATTACCTAGATAATGACCTAAAGCCGTTGACATGACCATAGTTCCAGAAAATTCTAAAGGTGGTTTACCTATAAGTTTTTCTAAATTGTGTTGTTTTGTTTGTGTCATGTACTGTTCGGAATAAATGTGTATAAAATCACTTGTAAGCCTTTGAATAACTTCACCCCCTATTAATAACTCTACATGTTCAATCATGTGATGTCCTATCGATTCATTATACCCTATACCAGTTCCATTTGTTATAAAACTTTTAAGACTTTGATCTATAGCCGATAACTCAACTTTCATACTTACAGTTTTAAGGAGATCACCTTGGTTTTGTGGGATTGTACATCGAATAGTGTTTCCAAATTCTACTTCACCTTGAACGTCTAAATCAACAAAGAATGGTGCAAAATTGGTATGTTTTTGAAAATTCTTTATGAAATATGTATACTCGGGGTCGTCTGTAAAAAAAGCGTCCTGTGGACCAGATGTTTCTAATTGAACACGACCAGCCATTACTAGTATAACTGACTAAAATTTTAAACCACCAAGTCCGCTGCTTATACGTAAAACGTTATAGTTTACAGCGTATACGTAAACTTTGTGTCCGAAACTAGCGTCTGGTGTATCGAGTTCAATATCTATCAAATTGTGGGCTATTCTACTCATGTTAACTTGACCGGTCGGGTAATACGTTTCTGGTTTCAAAGAAAAACTATAGACGCCAAATTTATTACCTGTTACACCCGTATAATACTTTAATGGTTGTTCGTAACTGAGCATTAAATTATCGGCATCTATGATTATGTTATTGTTAAATTTCATGGTAACTTGTTTTATTGGTTCGTATTTGTATACGTCATCACTAACAGCCATAAAAAACATTTCCTTGACCGGGTTTTTAAAATTAAGCATACCAGATTTTTTAGATTCACCCGCTTTAAACTTGAATTGAGACAATTGGAGTTGAGTTATAACGTATTCTACAGGGCGTGTAAGTAAGAAATTCTTTTCGTGTTCTGTAATAAAAAAGAAATCTGTTACAAGTGAAACCTTTTTAATAGAAGACAAAACACTCGACGGTGGATCAGATACACCACCACCTGTTCTCGTGTATGATAATGTGACGTCTGTGAGTTTTTTAAACTTTATATGTACTTCAACAAGTTGTTTTGTTAAAGCACACACGGGTATAGCTAAACTCGGGTTTCTAAAGAAATAAAATGGTAAAAATAAATTATAATCCCAATCGTACGTCACGTCTATGTAATTACTGTGTCCCGTTAGGAAATAGAGGGTTTGATCAATATCATCTTTATTACTGTGTATCTGATCATACATGTAAATATAATCACCCGTTATTCTCTCTATAGTTTGTCCACCAATAACGAGATCGGCATGGTCTATTATCTGCGCACCTATAGATTCACGGTACCGAAGTGTTTTCACGTTTATCTGACCACCCATACCGTTGTGTGAAGCACAGTAATAGTATAAAGTTGATGGTGCACCCACTGGTACGACAAATGTAACGGTAGATGTACTCGGATCGGTAACACCAGTTGTGTAATCGGAATAACTGGGTGAAGCCGTTGTGGAAAACCTAAACGGGTGTGATGGATGACTCGCATTGTTGAAGGTATACGTCGTACCTTCGTATAAAGTCAATGTTGCCTGTTGGACACCATCTATAAAGTATTTATTTCCCGAACCAGTCGATTGAAACGTTACATTAAATGATTTATCAGGTGTTGTTGGTTTAGGTAAAGTAAATTTAAGCATTGTACTTCGGATAAGGTCACCCTTGTTTTTGGGTATACGACACTCTACAGTTGCATCGTAATCAACATCACCATCAAAAGGTGTTTCGATAGATTCAATTGAAAATTTAGTATGTCTTCTAAAATTCATCAGGAAATATGAAAACTCGGGTTCCCCAGTAAGCCATTGGTCCTGGATACCCGTGATAGCAAGGTTTAATCGACCAGCCATTCTTACTTTACGTGAGTAAAATTTTATTAAATAAAACGACACGATATTATAGATGAATCTTCAGTTGAGAAAATTTAAACCTGAAAACATGGCGGATGATAAAGTATGTGTTTTTATAGGTAAACGTAATACGGGTAAATCAACCCTTGTTACTG